TGAGAATGTACACCATCATAATATTCTAAAACTTTACTATACGAATTTTGATAAGGATAACTAACAAAAAAATTCCAATTGTATGTTGACGCACTTTTTGATACAAAATTTATATGATTGTTTGGTGGTTGTGTATAACCACTAACATTATAATCACTACGAATAAAATCAAACTCATAATATTGTGGAAATCCTTCCCAAGCAATAGCCGCCCCATTAAGACCACATTGTTTTATTGTTAATCCCGCTTCATTTATATAATATAAATTATTCTTTAATGGTTCATATTTCGTTGAACCTGTATAAGCATTTTCATATAATAACTGAAATTTACAAACAGGTCTAAATGTTGTTGATTTTTGTCTTTCATCATCAAATAATTGAGCCAGATTAACATCAATACTTCTATCAAATTCTTGTAAATTTTTTGAATTTTGAACTAATGGTGTCGGTATTGATAAATTGGTATTTGTTGCCGTTTTATATCTTAATGAACCTAAAACAATTCTAATATCATCCATTTTAATTTACTATATTACTTGTGTTTATCCATTTAGTTCTAAATCTATCAAAAGCTGACGCCCCTCGTCTTAACCCAAAATAAAAATGAAATGGTGCACCAACAGTTACTAATTGAATATCCACACTATTTTGATTCCAATATGTTGGGTCGGCAGATATATGTGGTGGTGATGGTGGATTTACAGACCCATTATCAACAGCATAGATATAACCTTTATCATACTGTACTTGAGTACCATTACTTCTAAAATATCTTGATTCACCTAATAACCTATCTAATGATTGATACTTATGTGAAAATATTGTAGTACCTCCACTAACACTAAAATCCCAATTGTTATATTGATGACCAAAAATAGAATCTGCGGGACTACCAACATTAGACTCTATTCTCCATTGAGAAAGTGGAACCCTTTGTGAATACACCGGAAAATTACTAAATGTACAAATACTTGTAGTTGTACCCGAAGGATTAATAATAGTTCTTTTTGGTGTAATATAATCTCTTAACTGAGTATCTGATGAAAAGAAAATACCTAAAACATTATCACAATCAAAGAAAATTGGATTCTGTTTTGTCGGGTCCGGGTCATCAGGATAATTTCCAGGTAAAAATGGTGCAACACCTAATTCTGAGTTAATTGATATTAATTGAGCATAATCCGCATCAATTTGTAAATTAGCACCACCAACCCCTCTACTTGGTCTACTATTTGAAAAGTATGCTAAAATATTTAAAGACCCAAGCAATGTTTTTAAGAATGTTTGGTCCATAAATCTGCTTACTATAAATAAATTAAGAATATCATCTACCGTACCATAAGAAGATGTATCTAATTTATTTGCAATATAACCATCATATTCATCAGACATAACCAATTCTTGTATATAATCAGCTCTCGGTCCTAAATCCATAATTGTTGTTGGGAAACCTAAATCTTTATCACCACCTCTCACTTCAAATTCATTTGTTGTTGGATTATATAATGTACTTCTATAATAAAAGTTTTTTGTTTGATAATGATATATAACTGTTCTATCACAGTAACTAGGAATTGGTTGATTTGGTGTTGCACTAGTTGGTGAGGTATATCCAATAATTTCATTTTTAAATGGAAATGCGTATAAAGTACCGTTAATCCAATTGTTAATGAATCTATGTGAAAACACATTTCTACAAGCGCCAAGCATTACCATATTTCGAGCAATCCACTCAAACATTAATTTCCAATCTTCAAGTAACGATATAAATATTGTTGTCACAAATTTATAACACCCATATTCAAAAATTGTTTTACCATTAAATTCTTGACAAGGATGGTCTTTAATCTCAATTGTTCCATTATATGTTCCCGGAGCTCTTTTACAATTATAACACTCTAAGTTAACAGAACCATTACAAGTAAATGAATCAAAAACTTTAATAATACCTGTTGAGCCCGCCAAATCATTATGAACCGCGGCATAATCACCTGAACTAGCACTTCCAGTTGAATTCTGACTACTGTTAATACCAATAACCCCGTCCTCAGGAATTAAGAAAATTTGAAATTTAGTATTTTTTTGTAAAACCATACCATTACAACAATATTCCTCAACACTTGTTGATGTTGGTAATCTATCACCTCTCATTACTATTTGATTTCCGTTTAATCCTGATGAGAATGATAACGTATTACCTGTTGTATTATACATAGGTGTGTAGTAAGTTGATGTAACATAAAATGGAGCACTTGAAGTATTAAATAGACGTGTTGGGTTGTGTTGGTTATCATCACCATCATACCAAACAACATCACCTAAATCCAAATTAGTATACATAACAGGACCACCTTCAATTATTTCATTAGGGAAATATCCTTGATTATAACCTGTATTAGGTGAATATACATAATTACCATTTAATATGTTAGTATCAAATAAAATACCATAAAAATTAAATGTATCTTCAATAATTATCCAACTAAAATGATTATTAGAACTAACTTTTAAACCGTGACTAAAATCTTGTAATGCCACATATTGGTCTATATTACCGTGAGCATTATTAATAACACCTCCACAATTAGGTGCAAAAGTATTATATGAGTTATTATCCATACTTGAATAATAACTAATTAAATTAGAATTAAACCCTGAATATCCTGAATTTATAGGACCTGTATAAACATAAGCCGTTCCACCAGTATAACCCGTTATTGGTCCAAAAGTTGTTGTTAGTTCAGGATGATACGAAAATGAATTAAAATATAATTTTTGACCCGAATAAGAATCTGTATTAATATTACTATTGGTTAAATTAGAACTTAAATGACTTATATTTTTATAACTCCCTTGAATAGGAATGTTCATATGATAAAAACCTTTTACCTTTTTATCACCCTCATTAGTGTATCCAAATAATTTACCCAAACCATACTCAATCGGTACTTTAGGGGTATAAGGGTCAACACCTCTATTTAATATTAAAACACAAACTTCGTTTTTATCTTTAACATAATCCATAGGTCTAAGTGTGACATTATCTCTATGAAAATAATTCAAATGCCAAAAGTAATAACCAAAACCATCCAAATATTCTTGCCCAAGTAATGTTGTATTATTTATGTAACGATTATTTAATGAATCAGGACTAGATGAAGGATTACATTGACTACTAAATTGACTATATGTCATCGCAGTAATTACTTGAAAATACTCCATATCAGTAGGAAACTTATGATATGTGTTTGTGGTAGTCGCCGTTATATTAACTGAGTATGTTTTTTGTAAATTACCTGAACCATTAGGGTTAGCATAGTTTACAGTAACATTACTCAACCCTGTTGTTGTAAAACCAGTAATCGCATTGTTACCATAAACATTTGTAGTTCCACCCGTTAAATTAACATCGTTACTTATTGTCGGATTTTGGAATGCAACCATAGTACCTACGGATAAATTTTGAATAGACGCTTTATCACAAATAATTACAACTGTATTATCAGTGTGAAATTCTGATTGTTGAGGATTAAAATTAACAGAAATTCTATTTACACCACCACCCGGATTAAATGCCGATGAATCAAAATATTTCGCCTTAACATTAAATAAATTAATTCTATCCGGTAATGGTAGACTAGTGGTGTAAACATATCTACTTAAATCAGGATTAGAACTTTGAGCTAAAGTTAAATAAGGAGCACCAATATTTACAGAAGCGTATTGATTATCATATGATAATCCGGCAAATTCTTGAGAGTATACCGGTATACGTTCAGGTAAAAATCCTGTATTAGGTAAATAAGGAGGACCTGGTAAATTTTCAGGACCTATTGGTTTTAACAAATAAGAACCCACACTGAATAATTGCAATATACCAGGAGAAAGTGTTATTGATGTAACCCCATTGTCTGATTTTATTGATGGACAAGGTTTTGCTTGATTAGTCGCTGCCAAAGCCTGTGCCCCCGTACCATCATCAGTTCCTTCAGAACTAGTTTGTGAATCAGGACTACAAGAACATAACTCACAATCCGGATATGTTAAAATAGGAACTTTTATCCCACTTAAATCAATTTTGTCTAATTGTTTTTTCAACCAATAAAAAAACGCAGCTAACCCAAGATAAAATAATCCTAAAGCAACATACCCAAATATTAAACCTAATGCCGGATATGAAGTAACTGATAATATAAAAGCATTTACCGATTGGTATATTGCCCAACTAATAAAAACGTATATAACAAATTCTCGTACTAACCAAATTACAAAATATAAAATATGAAGTAATAATATTAACGCAAAAAATACCGGTGTTAATATAATACTAAAAAACATAAAAATGATATATAAAATATCAAATCTAAAATTACCGTCATTTGTTGGGAATCTATTATTAAGTCCCGAACAAGTCTCGTCTAATATATTTTTAATACCAACATATCTTTCTATTCCTGAACCTGCCGTGACACCATCAATAAATTGTGATACGGTATAAACTTTATTATATTGCATTAGATAAAATTTATCATCACAATTAATAGCTTCTTGAACAATTTTTTGTGCTAATATATTATCAGATGTTGTACCCGTGTACGCATAATCATTCCAATCAACACTGAACGCATACGATTTCTGAGTATTATTACCATTATATTCTTTAATGTTTGGAACTAAAAAATAACCTCGTTTTGTCGGTTCACTTGATGATGGAGATTGAGACCATTTAACTTTAAATCTGTATTTACCTTTGGTTGGTATACCTACTTCAGGGTCATTAGATAAAACTTGTTCACCAAACTCATTAGTAGTGTAATAATCCAAATTCATTGGAACATCAATTAACCAAGTCCCATTTTCATCAATAACTTTACCCCCACTTTCTAAACTAAAATTTTCTAAAATTGGTCTACCATTTGAATCTTGTTTAATTGTTTGTCTAATTGACAATATATCACCAGGACCCACAGTTAAATTACATAAATGACCTGAATTATTTGGTGGTCTACATCCTGTTGTAACTGAACTACTATTTGGACCTGAAATTATTGACCCCATAAAAATTGCCGTAGGTCTAATATCAACATTAGCCTCACTACTTAAATCAAAATCTGTTCTTGTAATCCCTAAATTACAAATTTCAGGTTGACCCCATAATGGTTCCACTTCAATAGATTTACTAAGATTAATGATTTGAGGTAATTCACGTAAATTGTTTGACGATTTAAAACTAGTTCCGGAAACTTGAGCTTCGGTCGCAATACCCATTCTAATTAAATCCTGAGGAGACAATGAAAATTCACCAATATCAGATAAGTCAACATCCATAACTATAGTATGAGAACCCACAGGAACTCCAAATATCATATAATCACCACTTTCATTAGTTACCGCATTATATTTATAATATTTGTCGTAAACTTCAATTAAAGTAGGGTCTGTTAATACATCATTTCTGGTAAAGAAAGTTCCGGTTGGAACGTGTGCACTATATGATTTAACATAAGGCAATAAATTATATCTATACCCCTCATCATTATTAACTAACAATGATGTATACGGATATAATTCAGATATAATTGGATTTTTTTGGTCAACACTATCTATAGGAATGAAGATAGAAACTTTAGCATTTGGGATACCAAACCCATTATTAACACTAACACGACCAACAATAACTCCATAATCGGAACATTGTCTCGTGTAGATATCACTTTGTAAAATTTTTAAGGATAGAATTTCTAAATGCTCGAATTCTTGTTCTATTAATACTTTTAAAGAAGTATCGACACCAACCTTCGTTCTTACTCTATATGACTTTGACATTTTTTATCTTTTTAAATAAATAGTTTATACACTATTTTTAAAAGATAATTCATAATTTTTAAAAATAAATTATGATTAAAACTTATATTTTTTAGTAAAATTGATTGGATTAGAGTCATTATTTACGTAATCATAAATAATATTTGAGATATCATTTGGTATTTTATTATCAATACTTGTATGTGTTGTTTTAGGAATTTCTAAATTAAAAATATCAGTAACGTTATTTTTATTATCTCTACTAACCCTACCACCCGCATTAGTGAAAAAATAAAAATTGTCAGCCCATTTTGGTGATGTAAAATTAATTACATAGTTAACATTAGATTTTACTTTATAATCAAAATTGTTGTACAATTTATTAGCATTATCTAAAAATATTACTAAATCAACAGAAACATTATTAATATTTAATTTATCTAACACTTCAGTTAAACCATAACCACCAACACTATGACCAACTAAAATTATTTTACCTTTAGGTTTAAATAATCTGAAATAATATACCGTTTCATATACATCTTCCGGTGTTAAAGTATAACTATGTGTCCCAACATAAGTAATTACTTTTGTTGTTGAAGTATTTAATTTACCCTCAATTAACCCTAACCCATCAATATCTCGGGATTTTGTAAAATCAACTTGTGTTTTATTATAATTTATAGCGTCTGTGAATGGGTTATTAGCCCCTTGAACAACAATTACTAAATTTTCAGTGTTTTGATTATAATAAGAAACTTCATTGTGTAAAATTTCTAATTTTCGTCTATCATAAAATAAACGACATTCACTAATCATAAAAAGAAGAGAAATCAAAACTATAAAAGCTTCAAATGATTTTATTTTATTTAGTTTTTTAATAAAATAAATAAGAATAACTAATCCAAGAATAAATTTAATATTTAAAATTAACCCATTAAAAATTGCCTGAGCCCACGTCCCATTATTACCTTTAATTATTTCAAGAAAATTAGATAATACCTCCATTCTCTAAAAATAAGTAACTAATATAACTCTATCAAGAGAAGTTAACGGTTTTTAAATTTTTAACTCTAATATTAATATCTTTATTAGGATATTTAACCTGATAAGTTTGATTTGGTTCCGCAAAAATAGTATCGTCAATCAATTCAATTTGTTTTGTTGTAGAATCAATATATCTTTGAGATGTTTGTGAAGATGAATATTGTCCCCCCACTTGATTGAAAACTTGAATATCAGATAATGAAATTACCCCATTTTCACTTTGTATTTGTCGTCTTAATTCAGATATATTAACATTTTCACCCATATGTCTATTTGCCGGGTCAAAATAATTTGAAACGATAGTAATAATTTGAGATATTACAGTTCCTTGATTCTGAGTATTATCTAAAACAACGTCAATATTAAAACTTAAATCAATAACATTAGCACTTTGAATAGAAACATAATCATTTATCATACGATAGTTTGAAAGATAGTTAGCCACATTGTTTTTTAATGTGTTAGATATAACTTCAGTTAATCTACCTGTTTCATCATAAGATAACATTTGAACAATAATTTTATTATTATTTTCAGTAATAGATACTTTAGCCGGTGCACCAAATTGTGACGGCATTGTTCTAATTATTGATTCATAGTCGTTAACAGTTACAGCTCTTTTTTGTGCCGAGAAATTGTATGCAACCAAATTTCTAACTTCTTCTGTAGTTGGAAATCCCGCTCCACCAATAGCCGCAGTCACATTGGTACATCTTAATGAATTAACTACAGTTGTATTAACACTATCTGAAGGTCCATTAACAAAGAATGAAACAGTACCTATTTGAGTAATTGCATTAACACCAATATTACTACCAACACCACCACCGACTCTATACTGAACAAATAATGTTGTATTTGCCTTCAATGAACTACCTAAAGCCAAATTGTTTGAGTATTTGTATAAATTTAATTGGTAACCATCTCTCGCAAATTCTCTTAATTGTTCATCAGCCGATTGAGAACCACCACCAAAAGTCATTTTTAAAAATCCTTCAGGTGTAAATTCTGTAATAAATTTATCACTAACTTGTAAATATTTTCCAACTTTAATTCCCGGAGCGTCAGATACTTTGGTTGGGTCTTCAACAAATACTCTGTCTTCCGCCAAAGAATCCACTTCATACCATCTGTTATCTAATCCTAAAAACTCTTGTACAGACGGGATATTCGTATATTGTGTACTATCTTTTAATAATACACTAGTCACCCCTAACACGTTTTTATCAGGTAAAAATAATTCGTAGAAAGGTCTAACATCATTTGGTGTAATTACTTTTTTGAATACTTTAGTTGTTCCATTAACAACCGTTTCTCTTTTAGTTATGGTATAATTTAATAATTTGTTATTTGAATCAAAATTAGGAATCTTTAATCTATTAGGATACCCCTCCGCATTTATTGGTGACGCAAAATCAATATCATAAACAGTTTCAAATACTTGACCCGCTCCATTGACTTGAGAACCTCTCCTTAAAATACCACAATATCTTAAATCTTCTTTATCACCATAAGCAGGAACTGTAATTGAAAAATCAACTAAAGCAACTGATGGTCTCATTCCCGGAACTTTTAATCCGTAAGTTTTTGCAATATTAAAAATTGATGACCTTTGTTGTGCATATTGAAGGACCGTTTCTTGGATACTTCTATCAATATTAAATTGTAAATTGTCAGTTACCGCAGCATTTAAATCCAACAATACTGAAAATACTGACGCATCATTAAAGTTTTGAATAGTGTCAGGGTAATAAGTTTTTGTAAAGTTGATTAACTCTGTTCTAATTGATTGGAAATCTCTTGTAGTATAGGAAATTTTTTTGTTTGCCATAATTTTATATATTAATAATTACAAAATCGCTACTATTAAACACATCATCATTAATGATATAATCAATTTTAACTTTTGCAGTATGTTCATTATTTGAGATGTTAGGTACACGAAATACTCTTTCATCATTATCGTTTATATAACTACCTTTATCTTCATCACCATCTGATGCCGCAGTAATTGAAATATTAGTTATTCTTATTCCCGGTAAATACACTCCGGCAGATTCTCTTATTTCAGTTTCTATTTCAGAAAAAGTTGGTCCGTCTAATGGCTCAAATATAAATTCATATAATCTTGTTCCAAAATCAGGTAAATAATATCTACTACCTTTTTTAGATAATAAAAGATGTATCAAATTAGACCTAATTTCTTGGTCATTATAACTTGATAAATCTAAATATTTCCCATCAAAAGAATCTCTGAAAGGAAAAGTTAAACCATATGTTGTTCCATCTGCCATAACTATAAATATAGTGTCGTCATTATTTTTTATAAATACCCCCAAAATAAAAAATCACGACCTAAGCCGTGATTTATATTCTTATTAAGAACCACATCCGAAACACTCAAACTCGGAATCCGAAGGTTTTTGTGTTAATTCAACCGTTGGTTTCTCAATTGGTTTTGGTTGACCTACTTTTGAGATATCCACCGCCAAGTGTTTTGCTCCGGTTGATATCGCCTTTGTTCTAACATAATAACAAAGAGTTTTCAATCCTCTACCCCAAGAGTGAAAGTGTGATGACGAAATCTTTGACAATGTTGGGTTTGACATATAGATATTCATAGATTGTGATTGGTCAATAAATGGTGCTCTGTCAGCCGCCATATCAATAAGTTCTCTTTGAGATATCTCCCAAATTGTTTTATACTTTGGAATTAAATGTTCAATTCTCTTAACTTTTTTGTTGTAGTTTTTATCCTCAACATCAAGATAATGATTGAAATTGATATTTTGAACCGAACCTTCATTCATAATGATTTCATTTTTTAAATCCTCACACCAAATACCTACTTTCTCAAAATCAGTAATTAAGTATTTGTTAACAATTAAGATTTCCCCACCAACTACACGACGATTAAATAATGCCGAGTGAGCCGGTTCTGTCATCTCAAATGAACCTGTAATTTTAGCAGAAGACGCTACTGGCATCTGAGCAGTAAATAACGAGTTACAAACCCCGTGATTGGAAACTTCTAATTTAAGTGAGTCCCAATCCCACATTCTACTTAACCCTTCGTAATCTAATCCCCACATATCAAATTGGAATATTCCTTTTGACATTGGAGAATTTTTAAAGAATTCGTATGGTTTATATTCACCCGATTTACATAACTCCATACTCTCAGTGATTGCCGCAAAATAGATAGTTTCAAAGATTTCTTTGTTTAACTTTCTTGCCTCTTCAGATGTGAATATGTAATCCATTAAATAAAATACGTCAGCAAGACCTTGTGTTCCAATAGCAATTGCTCTTTGTTCTAAACCACCTTTTCTACCTTGTTCAGTTGAGTAACTATTAATATCAACAACTTTGTTAAGTGCTCTAACAACTTTTCTAACCTCACTATACAGTAATTTGAAATCAAATTCACCTTTAACAATAAAGTTTTTCAATACCATAGAAGATAGAGTACAGATAGCCGTAGTTTCTTCATCAGTATATTGGTAAATCTCATTACATAAGTTAGATTGTTTAATCACCCCAATGTTTTGATGATTAGTTTTTCTGTTCGCACTATCCTTAGAACATAAATAAGGAACACCTGTTTCAACTTGAGATTCAATAATTTTATTCCAAATTGTTTGTGCTTTTACTTTTTTACCAAGTCCAAGCTCAACCGCTTTGTTGTAGTTATCTTCATATTCATCACCATAAGTTTCCTGTAATGGTTTGATACCCGCTTTGATAATATCATTAGGACAGAACAAATACCAATCCTTATTATCTTTAACCGCATTCATAAAGTTGTCCGGTAACCATATAGATGTAAATAAATCTCTTGCTCTTAACTCCTCAGCACCTGTATTCTTCTTAATATCCAATAAATCTATAATATCCTTGTGCCAAGGTTCAATGTAGATAGCGGCACTTCCCGGTCTTCTTCCTTGTTGGTTAAAGAACCGTAATGATTCATTTACTATTTTAAGATACTTCAACAATCCACCGGCAAATCCACCTGATGAATTAATACGACTTTCTTTACTACGAATATTAGACATACATAATCCAATACCGGCAGCGTCTGATGAATAAGTTGAAATGTCGTTTAATGTTTGTAACAACCCATTACGAGAATCCCCGTGGTTGTATTTTAACACACAAGATGCTAGTTGAGGTGTTTTAGTACCCGCATTAATCATAATTGGTGTTGCCGGAGAAATAAGTTGGTTTGATAATGAATTGTAATATTCAACCGCCTCTTCAAATGATTTAGTTACCCATAAAGCAACTCTCATATACATATGTTGAGGTCTTTCAATTACTCTACCTTCCGGAGTTTTCAACAAATACATTTCTGATAATGATTTCCACGCAAAATAATCAAAATTGTAATCATTTTCGTGATTTATTACAGAATCAATATTATCTACACCATACTGTTCAATAGTTTCCATTAACTTATCGTTAATAATACCATCAACGTGTAATGTGTGCATTGTGTTACAAAAACTATCATCCGTTTCTTTGTGATATGCAGAAATAGCAACAGAAGATGCCAATCTTGAATAATCGTGATGACTTCCGGTATATGCCGCAGCAATCTCGTAAACTAATTTATCCAACTCTTTGGTTGTAATAACACCCTCTGTTGGAACTGAAGTAATCACCTTAATGAATACCTCATCCGCGTTTACGTTTAATCCTCTTGCGGCACGTTTAACTCTATTATAAATTTTTTGGGGGTTGAAAGAAACTTCGTCACCCCCTCTTTTTCTTATCTTTAACGACATCATATTAAAAATCCTCCGTAAATGTTAATGACTCGCCTAACTTGGCCTTTTGATACTCCATTGTTCTTGATTCAAAGAAGTTACCTTTTGTTTCAACAGCAATCTGTTCCATAAATTTAAATGGTTGTTCCACATTAAAGTGTTTTTTACATCCAAATTTAACTAATAACCCATCAGTAACAAACTCAAGGTATTGTTTCATTAAGTTAGAATTCATACCAATTAAAGATACCGGTAATGATTCAGTAATAAATTCTTTTTCAATCTCTAATGCAGAAAGTAAGATTTCTTTGATTCTTTTTTCTGTTGGTTTGTTCTCAACGTGATTGTTAATCAAATGAATTGCAAAATCACAGTGTAAATTCTCATCTTTAAAGATAAGACTATTAGCATTACACAATCCTTGCATAATTCCTCTTGATTTCATCCAAAAAATAGAACAGAATGAACCTGAAAAGAAAATTCCTTCAACCGCTGCGAACGCAACTAATCTTTCTTGAAAAGAAGCGTTCTCAATCCAATCAAGAGCCCATTTAGCTTTCTTTTGAACTGCCGGCAATCTATCAATAGCGTGGAAACATTCATCTTTCTCTTTATCATCAGACACATATGTATCAATCAACAATGAATACATTAATGAGTGAATGTTCTCCATCATAATTTGGAATCCGTAAAAGAACTTTGCTTCTGCATATTGAACCTCTTTTAAGAAATTCTCAGCCAAGTTTTCATTTACAATACCATCAGACGCTGCGAAGAACGCTAATATATTTTTAAGGAAATATCTTTCATTGTCAGATAGGTTTTCCCAATCTCTAATGTCGTTAGATAAATCTACTTCTTCAGCCGTCCAAAAAGCGGCTTGATGTTGTTTGTAAAATTCCCATATATCATTATGTTCAATAGGGAAAATAACAAATCGGTCATTATTTGGTTCTAATATTTTTTCTTTCATTTTTAAATTAATTTTGTGTTTGTTCTTTTTGTTTTCTTTTGTCTAACAAGTCTTTTATTCTTTGTCTGTTTCTTTCTTCGGTTTGTTCTTCTAATCCTAAGAAGGTCACTGAACTTTCTGTATCAATCTCCAACATACCGTTATCAAATTTACAATTCTCAAATACAACACCATCATCACCAATACGTGATTTAGTAATTGCAATTGTAGCTAGTTTCATTTCTTTTTGTTGTAGAGATTTAGCCACGGAAATAATTACGTGTCCAACCTGAGCTTTTTTAATAGACCCACCCATTTGGTCGGTTGTTACAACATCCGAAGATATTGAACTTCTATTACCCTGAGTTGCTGTCCATCCTACCAAGTCAAGTTCGTGACACATAGATTCAAAACCTCTCATAACAGAACCCTCAGATTTCCATTCATCACCCAAGTTTTTATCCGGAACAACACAATCAATGTAGTCCAATAATACCATATCAATTTTAATTCCTTCAGAAATCATTTTTCTGATTTGGTTCTTAATTTGCATCATCGTCACAGTATCAGATGGTAGTTTTTTAAGGATAAGTTGGTTAGTCATAGTTTCCTTAACATTCTTAACTTTTTCCATTACCTCATCTTTTCTTAATGACAAATCGTCAGGGTGAATTTTTGTCCATAATGTAATGTGTTTACGTTGTATAATCTTTGGGTTATCCTCAAAGAATATTTGTAAAACATTGTACCCCAAATTAAATGCGTGATTTGAGATTTTTGTTAGTAAAGTTGATTTACCAACGCCTGTTGGTGCTAA